TCATTATGTGGATGGAACTTTTTGAACCCACAAAATGTTAGCACCTTTTCGCCATTGTAGTATTTCTCATAAAGAATATATTCCAATGTTTTACCCAATGTATAATCCTCATTTTCTAAAATAACATCATAACAATTATCCATTGTAGTTTCACTAACTGTAATTGGGACTATGTCCGAATCTATATTTTGTACGAACTCTACTAACTTATTTTGAAGCACTACACACGCCTTCTTCATAATGTCTTTATTATCATATACTCCTACCGTTTGAATTACATAATCAAAACTGTCGTTTAAATATGCTCGTTGTGCGTCTAGTAAATAATAATTTTTCTTTTGGAAAGTAATTTCATCATTTGTTGACTCTTCGGCGCGCATTTTACTTTCAATACCTTCCCATACTTCCTTTGCCTTTACTGCGTCAATTGTATTTCCATACGCACATTTAGACACTATATTATACGTATTACTATCCTTTGATGTTCTTACCACAAACTCACACGTTAATTTAATATGTTCTCCGGGTATAGTAGGTCCAATTTTTGACCGTAATCGTGCAAAATCAATAAACATATTTGTTTTTGGAGAAGAAGGGAAAATATTGCGAGTTTCTTCTGTAGTTAAATAGTTATTTGTAGTCTTATTTTTAATTTTAAAATCCTCAGTTGTGATATAGATCATATTATCACCATCATTATACTTATCTAATTCCATCACGTAATTACCGGGAAGAACATCTAATTCATTCATATGAATAGGTATACAGCATAAACGATGCTTTAATATTTCATTATGAAGACGCCCCGTATTCTTTTCTATTTGACAATATTCTTTATTTTCGGCATCAAATGCCAACGTAGGAATGTCAGACAAAACAGTTCGCCGAATTGCATTTGCTAAACTGACATTTATACCGGATAATGTAAATTTATAAACATCACCATCTTCCGAAATATTTGAAACAGTAGGGTTCATTGTTATAGATTATATAACTATTATTTTATGTATGTTAGCACATAAAATATAAAATCAATTTTCCAAAATGGTCATAGTATCTAACACGTAGTCGTTAATAAATGTATTTCTTTCCTCTGGCATCATTAACCCCCATATAAGCTTAACACTTCGTTTTCGCATACTCGGTTTGATACACGATATCATAATATGGTTTAATTCAATTACATCTTTGTTTTTTAACATAATGTGTCGTGTTAATAGTGTTCGTAGTCTATCGCTGATACTTTTTGTATTCATATAGTAATTATAGAACCCCAATAAATCAACTAACAGAATAAACTCATTATATTGTGTGAAGTATATATCTTCAATTAAATTCATGTCTTGTTTGTAATTCCGAATATTGTGTAATAATATTTTCGATTGAGGTAAGTATGTGTAAGGGATTACATGCTTATGTATAACGTAGTATGGTATGCGATATTTATACATTAATATATCTAATGTTTCTTTGTTCATAATACAATATAATATACAGAATAATTCTATATCATATTATTATATCCTTTATACCAAATGCAGTGTAGGTGTTGAATTTATAATAAAAGCTCCTAATGTAATAAACATCAAAATAAATGGAAGTAACACTAACCCCCACGCAAAACTAGTTGCACCTCCACGGCACATTACATTTAACAGCCAAGTCCAAAATAAAATATATAAAACCTTTATGATAAATATCATGGAGGTATTATTCACATCACAACTATATGAACCTAAGCAATATTTCTTTGCGTTTCCCCAATTTTGAACTGTCATTACAAGTAACGCAGTAATTGAGATGACTAAATACACGTACGATGGAGTACATAACTCCTTTAATCCGACAATTCCGTTCATTATAACTTATACAGATAAAAAAATATATTATTTTATTTCATTAAAGTTTATTCAATATCAACGTGAGTTAACATGTGACGGCGACAACACACATTAGTGAGCCCTAAAGTATCTAGCACCTCACCCTCAGCCGTTTTTTCTACATTGGTTTTTGTTAAATATACTACCTTTTCAACAGAAAGTCCCTTAGATGTCTTTATGCGACGAACTTCGGTTTGATAATATCTATATTTATCTGCCAATACATTTCCACACGTGAAACATTTAACAGGAATAATCATCGCTTATATAAATTATATGTTATTTTTCTTTCTAATATTACAACTAATATTTTCAATTTTTTATCAAATAATTATAGAGTTTAATTATATAATAATGAAATATTGGTTAATAGCTATAGCAATAATAATCATCATTGCATGTTTGATATATAGTTATAATAATGTAATTGAAGGTTTAGATGAAAATCCAATGACAAAGTATTATGAAAATACATCTCGTATTGATAATATGATACGAATGATTACTATGAAAATAACTGAATTACGAATGACTTTACCAAGTAATTATGTATCTATGTTAACACCTAAGGGTGTTACGAATTTAGAAGGACAACGTGCGGAAAAATTAAAAGGAATAACACAAATACAAACTATGATGGAGGAAAAGGAAAGTTCCGAAGTAAAGATGACCGCCGAACAAGAAAAAGAAAAACAGGATAAAACAGATACTCTCAATCAAACGATAGATGAAATAACAGATGCGCTATCAATTATACGTTATCAATTACAAGTAGATTATTTAGATAACGCAAAGAAGATAATCACGAATCAATATGACGTATATTATTTTGAGGACAAAATAGAATTAATTAAGGTGGAACTTGATAACTTATCCGAACAAGAAAAATCAGAAAAACAAACTGAAATAGGTAATTATGAACGTAATATTCAACTTGCGGAATCTACCATAACAAAGCTTGAATATGGAAATAACGCAAAATTAGAGACTGATGCTGTTTTAGAAGATGGTTCTAAGGTATATTTACCTTTACAAAACATTGTTGACGGTAAATCCGCATCAAGCGGGAGTGACCCTGCTACTACTTACGATATACCCATTGACGAAGATGGTAACATTGATATAAAAGCATTTTATGATTATATTGATGATGATGCCGCAAAAGTAGCTTCTGATAAAAATAAAGGTGCTTGGGTAAAAGACAAAGATGGTAAGATGGTTCAATTAGATCTTGAAGATATCAAATCAACTGGTGTAAATTATTATGAACCTGGAAGTTATAAATACGATTCGGGTCTGTATGTTCCAAGTTATCAAGATAGTGTTTACTTAAGTAAAACTACTGGTAAACATACGGCGTCTGAGTATCTTGATATGGCTTCTTTAGCAGGTGGAATATGCAGTCATTATAAAGACCAACCTGAAAAATTAGAAGAAGAATGCGCAAAATTAGATAAGAATGTATGCGGTTCTACCAGTTGTTGTGCGTTACTTGGTGGGTCCAGGTGTGTTGCAGGTAACGCTCAAGGTCCTATATCTAAATTGAATTATGGTGATATTACTATTAGAAATCGTGATTTTTACTACTATAAAGGTAAATGCTATGGAAACTGTGTGTCGCAACCAAATATGACTGAAACCGTAGATATTACTCCAATGGAACAGGTTACTATTGTGGAAGAACCATCAGTAACTGCTTAATTACACCATATTATATTATAATTCGCATAATATAATACTTTTTCATAATTGAATATTTATATACTCGCACCAGGAGCTCTCTTTTTTTTCGCTGTTTCTTTCAACATATAGCCGTCTGTTGTTTTTCTACGAATAATCGTTGTATTTTCTAGGGTAACATCATTCTCGGAATTATGAATGTTATCGTGACAGTTTTCACAAATAGACATCAAATTTGCTGGATGATTTTTATGGAAACTTCCAATAAACCCATTTTTATCAGCATCTTTCTGTTGATTTATATGATGAATTTCTTCGCCCATTTTTTCATTACACATTTCACATTTTCCGCGTATCTTCTTACTATTATATCGTGTTTTATCATTGGATAATTCACCCCGAGTATTTGGATAATATTTGTTTCTTATTTTGTAAGCCTCTTCCATAAACTCTTCTTCCAAATATAATGATTTACACACCTCAAGACCATATGTTCTTGGACCAGACCCTTCACGTAATTTACGGTCATAAATAAGCAAGTCAGCTTCACGGTCAAATGTTACTGCCATATGATAAGAATATAAATTTGTCAATGAACTAACCTCATCAAAATCGACTATTTCGTGAAAATGAGTTGCAAAAATGAAAGAAGACCTATTTCTATGTAGTTTACTCAATCCAGCTACAAATATACTCAATGCCGACTCCATTTCAGTACCAGAACATAATTCATCTCCCAAAACCAAACTACCTTTATCTGCCATTTTCATAATGACCCTCAGTTCGGACATTTCTACCGCAAACGTAGATAATCCTTTGAATATATTATCATTTCCTAGAATACGCGAAAAAATTGCTGTATAAGGTTTATATTTGAACGAACTACACGGGACATACAAACCAGATTGAGCCATAATAACTGATATTCCAAGAGCACGAATTAGACTAGTTTTACCTACTGCGTTTGTCCCATATAACAATATTCCATCTTTACAGTTTTTTCCAGGTTCCATACCACCAATACATATGTCATTTGTCACATATAACTCATTTTGTTGAATATGTTCGATTAAACAATGTCGTAAATCAGTCACATTCACATATGATTTTTCTGCCTTTTCGTGAATTTCTGGCTTACAGTAATTATAGGTCTTCGCAATAAATGCCTTACATATAATCACGTCTAATTTCGCGACATACTCTGATAAACTCTCCAGATTTTCAAAATGGTCGTACGTCAATGTATTTATTATCTGTAAATACACTTTGGATATTGTATTATTTATTTTATCTTTTGTATCAAAAATACGTCGAATGATAGCATTTAATCTTGGAAATTCAATAGTCATATTACTCGCAGACGATTTTATAAATGAAATTTCACTGGATTTAACCACCATAGTTTCGTCAGGCTTACCTTTCTCATATATTTCCATATGAGCTTTCAATAATTGGGAACGTTTATGAGTTATCTGTAAGAACGTCCCACTTTTTTCAGTTTCGTGGATTTTTATATAATCAGCATCACTTTTTTTCTCGTATTTCTGCATAACCATATTTAAATAGTTTAAAATATCATTGAAATCTTGGTGTGATTTATTATTAGTTTCAATTAACTCATCCAATTCGCTTGAAATTCCAGGTTGAATGATATTTTGAGGGAAAGTTGTCATCGATGATATATTTTTGCAATCGTCTAATACAAAATGCGTTTCTAAAAAACGAATAAGAGTCTGAGTTTCTTGTTCTATATATAAATTGGGTTGTGTTCCAGAATGGAGACCCATTATATCCTTCGTCAAATAATCACACATATCAGGTAATTCGTGAAGACACACATTTAATTGTTGTATTATTACGATTCCGTAATATAGTTGATAAATGGAAGAAGGATAAATTTTTTTTACTATCAATTGGCGGCACATCTTTTCCATATCCCGAATTTGTTTCATTTCACCACGAAAATGAACGACTAATTCATTATTCTCCTCCATTAACATAAGCTCTGTCATCATATATTCAGCGTTTAACCATTCCTCATCAAATACAGGATTAGTCAATACGTATTGAAACTTACGCTTACCCATAGGAGTACAACATTTATTCAACAATGTTAAAACCGATGATAATTTTCCATATTGTTTACTTTCCATTATGTTGTCATCAATTATATTCAGCTGTTTTAATGTATGATTAGCCAGAATCATCCTATCCGTTGTGTTATTAAATTCTGGAATAGATATCTTTTTAACCAGTTCATTATTATGTTCTTGTATAAAGTTCAATAAATAACAAAACGACTGTGTTGCTATTGTATCTGTTTGAAACTCATTGCATACATCATATGTATCTTCCTTGAAAAATGTGCTTAATAGTTGTTTTATATATCTCTGCTCGCTACAACGCTTTACATTAATAGAAATGTCGTCTCCATTGCTTATCTTATGAATACTACTTGAATTGATACCGGAATATTGAATTATTTTATTTAAATCATTGTCATCAAATGGTGTTACCATAATAATTTCACTTGGAGAGTAAACTGATATATATCGTTCTAGCTCATCAAACGTTGTTGTATTCATATAAAAACAGGTTTCATATTGAAAAATATATGATTTACCAGTAAAAATATTAATAACTGATATACCGTAAACTATTGTATCCCTTATATTTGTTGCGGTTTTCCCCTTGCGTTTGGCTGCTTTGTATGTTTCCATCCATATACACATTACATTATTGGTCATTATAGGAGAACTATCGGTTTCACAAGAAATTAATGTGCCGGGGGAATACACTTTATCTAAGACGCGAGTTATCACTTTGCCTTCCTTTTCCTGAACGTATACAGGGATTGTATAACCATATTCAGTAAGACGAGATATATATTTATCTAATGTGTAATCGCGAAATCCTGCCATCAATACAGCACCATTATTGTATGTTATCTTTTTTTCGGACATATTTAGCTGACATAGCTCACATACTTCAGATATATTACTTCCAGAAATTTCATTATTATCTGTCTTAATACCATATATTTCAAAAAACGCACCTACCTGCAACAATACTACCATTTGTTTACCATATTCTTGACGATACTTGTCGGTTAATGTAAAATATTCAGTGTATATACTGACATTACTCGTTGCTTCTGATTTCATAATTACTAATAGTTCTCGCAATTTATATTTATATCTCTTCATACATAGTTTATTCTACATAATTGTAAAGCATCATTATAACATCACGTATTACGTTTAATAATACATATCTACGACGCCTTCTCCTAATCGCAAATCGTAAAAAATACATACGATTTAATAAATAATCCAAATTAGACACTATAGTTCTATCCAATGCCGTCATTTTCAATACGATTTGTTCTACCATTCCCATTATTGTGCTAGAGCTACGTCTCAAACGAATATAGTTTGAAAGCATATACAGTCCATATAATATTTCTTTTATTTTGAATATATTCTCCATATATATATTTTCGGGATACTCAGGTTCAGGTTCAGGTTCAGGTTCAGGTTCAGGTTCAGGTTCTGGTTCTGGTTCTGGTTCTGGTTCTGGTTCTGGTTCTGGTTCTGGCTCCGGTTCTGGCTCCGGTTCTGGTTCTGGCTC